TTACCGATGTAGCGAATCCCAAGCTTTGTGCAATGAAATCAAGCTTATCTATGAGAACGCCGTGCAATCTATCAGATTGCGAAATCTCAAAACAAGGCGCAGAATCGCCTTGTTTTAAGCAACCGTCCGTGTCAATAAAACCGGCGAGTAATGTCAACCTCGTTTCTTCATCATTAAATATATAAGAATCGGGAATGTGCTTGTTTTTATACAATTCGTTTGCCTTGAGTATTTCCTTGAACGGGTTCATATCACTTCGTTTTGAACCACGCTCAGTGTATCCATAATTAACAGTCGCTGCGCATTTTTCAAAATGCCAATCACAAGCAAGATTGTGTTTTTGCTTCGAATCGTTACAGGCGACGCAAGTTGCGGAACTATTATTTTTATCGCCAATTGACACAACGCAACCGGATCCCTTTCTTCGAATCCCGTAATGGTAACAGTCACTTCGACCGCTATTTGCGTGATGAGTGATTTCAGCGTTTACGGTGTCAGCCCAAATCGCAAAGGACTTTACGATTTCTTCGTCAATCGTGGTAAAACCGTGACCGTTGTGATCTCCGTCGCCCAACCATGCACCAAATACATATGGATCGATCGGGACGGATTGTTTTTCCCAATGAATGCAGTTTAAATTATTTATCATCATAAGACCACGTTTATTGTAGGTTGACAATTCCATATAGTCTTCGAGTTTGATGTCAATAATGTCACTGCAATCGTAAGTTTCAACGATTTCTTCACGGAATTTTTCCATTTCTAAACGCGCCGATTCTTTCGTCGCAGCCGACTTGTTGAAATGAGCGTCAGTTTTCGAAGGACCTTCTTTCGTTTTAATCGTTTTATTCTTAATGGTTTTTCCGTTGAAATACAACATGACCCACGATTTACTTGAATCCTTCCATTCAATCTTTGCATTCTTTTTAAAATACAAAGTTAATATGTGTTGACTATTGACAACGAGCCTTTTGCCTACATGACTAACAATTTCGTACATTTCATCAACGCCGTTGGTTGTTCTAAGAACTGACCTTTTTTCGCCGTCATCCCCTACCAAAATATCTCCTACAATAACGTCCCTTGCGCTTTTCACAGACGAATCCCACATTAAAACAGGAGTATCGGGTGATAAACATCCAAACTGACCATGTGGTTCCAACAAATTCACATTGTTGGATCCGACGAAATTCTGCGCCATATTCACAATCGCACCATTGAGAGACGCCTCGCCGTGATGATACGAAGAGTGCTCGGAAACATAACCCGAGAACTGCGCGACCTTGACCTCGGTCTTCAAGTTTCGCTTGAATGCTGAAAACAAGATCTTACGCAACGATGTCTTGAGACCGTCGACCATGTTCGGAATCGAACGCGCGCAATCATAGGCGCTGAAATGGATGAGTTCGTTATCAATAAACTGCTCGTATTTCACCGTCTTGTGACTGGTGTCGAGGAACGCGTTTTTATCGTATTGCTCTAACCAAGTCTTACGGTCATCCGCGCGCTTCTTATTGAAGATCTTATCGATGATATCATCACAATGAGGACCCGTATAGACGAAATCCACGATTTTTTTGTTTGCGAAATACTCTTTGAATTCCGCACTGGTGCTGGTGCCGAGACCCTTGAAATACTTCATGGTCCAGCCCACGGGACCCGCGTCGCCGAATGCGGTCTTCCAGGTCAAATACTCGCCCTCGTTGTAAAACAACATGGTTTGCGCACCCTTCTTCGCCCTCAGAATCGGAGTATTCATGAACGAAATAAAGCCGGGGATCTTGATCAGCGAAGACCATTCCGCGTGGAACAGATTGATACAGAGTGCCTTGATATGAGACCCGTCCAAATCCTGATCAGTCATCACCATGACCTTACCGTATCTCAGATTGCGATGGACGTCTTCCATGGTCGCATATGCACGACCTGTTTCCAAACCCAAGATTTTCTTGATATCCGTGATTTCCTTGTTTTCGGAAATACGCTTTAGTTGCTCGCCGCGGACATTGAGAAGCTTGCCCTTGAGAGGATAAATCCCGATGGTATTACGATCGTCACTGGATAGCCCAGAAACAATACCCGAGAGAGCCGAAAGCCCCTCGCACAAAATCAGAATACAGTCTTTTGAAGCCGCCGTGCCACTGAAATTCGCATCGATGAAATTAGCGATGCCACGAATGGTCTTGGTTTTTACACCATCCGTCTTCTTCGCCGCGCGATTCTCCTTGGCTTCGGTCAAAGAGCATGCCAGATCCATCACGCCCATTTTTGCGACTTTTTCGATAAACGCATCGGAAACGGCACATGAAGATCCGAACTTGGCAAACGGAGTATTCATGAAGTCCTTGGTTTGGCTATCGAATGAGGGATTCTCGACATCGCAGCGCAAGAACAGAATCAGCTGCTCTTTGATCGACGCCGCGTTCACCTTGATCTTCTTCTTCTTCTCGATATACTCGCATAACTTACGCGTAATCTGACCCGTGATATACTCGACGTGCTTCCCGCCCTTGAACGTGCAGATTCCATTGACAAACGAAACCTGCGTGAATTCATGGTTTGGTGCGAGAGCGACGGCATATTCCCAGCGCTCATCGGGCATCTCGTAGACGCGCTTGGACTCGCCCTTTGCGCCGATATACATATCGATGTATTGCTGGAAGTTTTTCACGGGGATCAACGTGTTATTATATGAGATCTTGATCTTGTTCACGGAATGGTCCGTGACCGCACCAATATCCATAACACGCTTACGTAAGAGTGCGACCATGTCCTCAGTGAGTCCGGGAATTCCGAGACGAGTATAATCAGGCTTGAAAGTAACGATCGTATAGGGCTTGACGGACTTTGCAGGTGTAATAACAGGTGCACCAATCTCGGACAGATTACCGCGGAACTCCTGGACATACTTGAGACCGCGGGTATGATCCACCGTCTCCACGCGACCATAGGTCGACCAGATGAGCACGAGTTTGAAACCGAAACCGTTCTTACCACCGACAATCTTCTTTTCCGTCTTGTCGTAGTTTGTCGAAGTGCGCAGGTGACCAAAGATCATCTCGGGAATCCAGATATCGTATTCAGGGTGTTTCGCAATATCAATCCCGTTACCGTCGTTGGACATGGTAATAGTGCCATCGTCGGCGATGCCGATTTTGATATACGAAACAAACTGTTTTTCGATATTTTTGTGCTGGATCATACGGATGACATGGTCGCGGCAGTTCACGATACCCTCGTCGAAGAGCTTATAGAGCCCGGGAATATACTCGATCTCCTTTTGCACGATCCGCGCCTTGGCTTCATCGTAGACCCACATATCGGAGTCGATGTTCTCTACCGAACCAATGTAGGTATCGGGATTATCGAGGATATGCTGACGGTCCGTTTTTCGTTGGTATTGTTTTGCAAGAGCTGCATCGTCCTTTGCGACAGTCGTAATAACAGTGTTTTGCAAAGTGGCTGACATTTTGTTTTGTTTGCGTTCTGTAAAAACCTTACTAGCCGTTTCAATTTTTACAATATATATTTAGAAGTTTCGAGGCGGCGCGTAGGAATTTGATTTTGATAAAAAATATAGGCTTATTGTATAATGGTGAAGCGTAGAACTTTAAAAAAAAATAAAAGACGTGGACAAGGGGGGGGGGATTTGTGGAATAAAATTAGAAGTTTTATTTCAGGTAAACATGCAATTGAAACGGATTCTGTTGAAACGGATTCTGTTGAACATTATGAACCTCATAACAAACAACGATTTCAAGAATTCAAAAATTTGTTGATAAAAAATTTAGGTGATAATCAAGTTGAACTTACCAAAATAATGCAACCCGGAGCAGCTGAGAAATTATACAAAGACGCTAATTATGATGAAACTGATGAATTTTACAATATGATAAAGGGAGCATTGATAGTTAAAATTGAGCACAAAAAATTAGATGTAAAACCCGAAAATTTAACAAAACTAAAAGAAAAAAGGTTCCATTAGATACACTGAATGCAGCGTTAAACGAAGAAGATAACGATAACGCTGCTAGTATAATTAATGGTATATCGGATTGGGAAAGTTTTGATAATCACACACTTCCTTCGAGTTCAACGTTTGCCGGCGGTCGTAAATCTCGCCGTCGTCGTAATAAGAGCAGAAAGCAACGTAAATCAAGACGCTGAATATTATTGAATCAACTCCTAAAATTGATTGCATAAAACGAAATTCACGATAACCAATAATATAATCATGCAACAACCCGATCGCTTACAGACCCTCTTGGAACGCCGCGAAAGCTGGCTTAAACGCGGAGGGTGTGATTTCGCTAATCTCCAAGATTATTTCGGTTATCAAAACGCACCGAATTCGTGGCATCAAATATCGCTAATTCGCGATCCCGCGAATAACACCAAGTATATACTCGATATCAAACAAGTGAAACGTGAACATGATATATTGGATATATACTTCAAAGAACTTCCCAGAGAAATCAATAATATTATATACATGTTCTTGTTTTCCAAGACGGAAATAAAAATTTCGATACAAATTCCACCAAACTACCCTTTTGAATCCACCGAATGGGATGTTGTATTGTATTCGAAAGACGGAAAAGATAGTATTCGGAAGAGATGCTCAGAAATAGCGAAAATTAAAAAGATGTTTTGTGAATTGTCGATTATTATGTTTTTGGAAAAAGCCGTGCATATGTATTTAGCGTATAATCGCGATCTTGCATAATATATCCAGCGTAATATATATTAACTGATATGCCGGATATGGATAATCAATGCTGCCCCGATATGGTTTGTCAAACAGAAACTCAATTACAAAAGAAGCTCCGGGTCTTAAAGACCGGTCCAAACTCATATAACCAAAAAGCCATGCGCTATTCGGCGTATGTGAAGTCAGAACCCGGATTCGAAACATTCGCCGGGAAAAAGGTGGCAGGCGTTCAAGCCGTAGTGGCAAACAAACAACAGTGTTTCCAAAACGCCATCTGCCCTGCAATCCCGGTTCCTTATAAAAACACATATTTTCAGAGAGATCAGTTCATTTTGCCGAGGTCTCGATACAATAGTCGATGGATTATTGGTATGCCGCAGAATTAGGGGGCATTTTTTATGTGATTAATTCATATAATGCATATGTTCCAGTTTGGAAAACCTATTCAGAGGGATCCTTTACAGAGATATTGCGAAAAGAAACGTTGCGAGAGTTTAGTGCAATATAACAAAATAGGGACTGGTGGAAACGATCCGTCGATTAGCGCAAATATGCGTTATGCGCAATTGGTGAAGATCGGGAAATTCACCAAAGTTACAAAGAAACAGATCAAGACAATCTGTCCGGGCGTTCCGACAGAGGGCGATAAACATATATGCACAAATCCACAATTTTCTGTGCTAAGTGTTCGACCCACGGACGGGAAACAGGTTTATTTTAGCTGATTATGTTGTGCGAAACTTACACCAATGAATTCTTTAGCGATTTTCCAAGACACATCCATAAGCTTTTTTCTGTGCGTTATATATAATGAAACGCCCCACCAGAGGATCCGACGGTAAATACCACATCAACGGAAAGGCTTACCCTGAATTGATTGGCTCCAGACAGCAGGTCTGGAACGGAACATGCTACAAGACTGAGGGTGGTCTGATGAGAGCTCACATCATGATGAACAAGTGGGGGCGCCTTGTTTCCAGAAAGAAGCACAACACTGCCAAGAAGGAGAAGCGCTTAGAGAAGGCTGGATACTATGCCGAAAAGGGTAAGTTCGGATTTGTCAAGCGCACAGCTAGACGCCGCGGTAGCCGCAAGACTGTAGGCAAGATTCAGGCGTAAGGTGATGAAGTATTGAAATAATATGGTTATTAATTATCATATTATTGTATAGTTATGAATAGTAAAACCGAGCGCAAGACTTGTCGCAGTAAAACTTGTCGTAGGAAAGAGAAATTATCGAAATGTTTACGTTTAGCCAATGATTCTAAGAAACTAGACTGCCAATGCCCGACGTGTTTATCAGGAAAACGCTATGTAAAATGCATTCGATCGTCGAGACTTACAAAGACGCGCAGACATAAATAATAAGCGCACAATTCCGGTAAAAAAACACAATATATGTATATGTCTACCTCATTAAAACCAACAGCAGCGGTAACAACATCAGCGGTAACAGAAGAAGAAGCAGCAAAAAAAGATGAATTAATTAATAGCATTTCTATCAAAATCAATTCTTTAACAAAAGAAATTTTAGGCAATTTATCTGAACCTGGTTTGAAATTATTAGATTCTAATTCTAATATTCCCGAGGAATTGGATTATATGAACAAATTATTTACAGGACCCGACGATGTTGAACGTAAATTGTCTGAATACATTGAACATTTTAATTCTAATGAATTTAAGCATAGAAATGAAGCAGAGACAAAATTTCTATCACACGAATACGATAAAACATTTAGACAACTAGAAATGATAGATTCTTATGTCGCATTGCTCGGGATCGGTTCGTCAACCACTATAACAGTAGCGACTGCAGGCGCGGGGGCGGCTACTGCTGTTCCGGTAATTGCATGTGTTTGTATTATTGCAAAATGCTGCACCATGGTTTGGGGAAGGATGACAAAATATAGAGAGCTTTCTTATATTTGTTCAGCATGCTTTTCATACGTTACAACGTTAATGGTAAATGTCAAAGAAATGTTATTGTTTTATTCAATAGCCAAAACAGAAAACCTTAAAGCTTTGAATATTACAACTGGTCCTGTTTGGCGCATTGTCCAGGAAAATTTATATAAGTTCCTATTATTTTTGATAGGAACCGTGGATTTTACATTAGAAGGGCTCGGTGCGGCACAATGGTTGTTTTGGAATGGACTTTTAAGTCGTGTTGATTTTAGTTCAACGCCAGATCCTACTAAATTATTTAAATATTCAAGGGGTTATTGTAATAAAAAGTCATATGATACTAACAAAATCGATATTTGTGACAATTATAACGACATGGTGATGCGACTTTTGGAAGAAAAAGTATCTTTAGTGCTTGAAATTAAATTAGCAGCAGATTCTAACTATTTAAAGGGCGCTACAAAACCAGAAGGTGATCCAGCGGAGTACTTAAAAAAAGAGGAGACCTTTAAATATTACTTATCATTATATAAATCATTATATAAATTTGGTTTCCCATCATCAGACACAAGATTATCCTTCAGTTTAGATGAACTCGATGATGATGATGGAGAGGGAGGAAAGCCAGGCGGTCGATTATCACGCCGTTATAGAAACAAAACACGCTTTTCTGAAAAAAAATAAAAAGGGGAAACAAAATGACGAAAAGAAAATATTATGATAAAAAATTAATTAGAGGAGGCTTTCCTGGGGCTGAAACGTTTAGCCTTATAAAGCAAATTGGCTCCGACGTATTAGTAGACACCCGCGATTATTCAACAAAATTACGTGAGGCTTATAACAAATCAGCAGGCGATAAAACCAGGGCTAGAGACTTTGCATCGGTAATGAAAAACATGCTTACAGGTTTAACTATAGGAAATTATAACAGACTGAAAAATGCAACAAAAGCAATGCTTATTCCTGTAAACCAACTCTATAGAGAAATGTTGAGAGAATACGTAATCATGACAGGAAATGTAAGTTTAATTATGACTGAATACACATTACATTACAATAAATATATGCTGTATCACATGGATGAATATAAAATAGATTATGCTGAAAAAATGAAGTTGTCTAATTTCTTGGATGTTGCAAGCAACAATATTGCCGTGGTCGATGTTGGCGATCAGGAAGAAATTCCTGTAGGAGTTCCTATTGCTCAGACTGTTTCTGACATTCCGTAAATAACTTCAACGGAGAAATCCGGATTTTCGCTCCGTTGTCCGCGATCGCCTTCATATGAAACCATCTATGTTCACAATCCTGATCGCCTCGCAGGCGAGCAAATTGTTGCCCAATTGCGGCATAATAGCGGTCAATTTGTTCCTTCGTCATGATGACGCACACTTTTAGGATCGACCATTCATACCAGATTCCATCAAATGCACCCGTTCGATAAATGCCGAATCCATTGAATGCGGACGAGCATTCTACCAGGTCATTCGGATCGCACGATTCCAAGATTCCCTGAATAAAAGGCTTGATTTTAGCTACTGCCGCGTAACCATCGGGAACATGCCAACAACTGAACATGTATGGCGGAATCGATAATGCCCAGATATCATAGTAATCATCGCGATTAAACGACAGTGCGTCCCATTTATCGCGCCATTCAGGCGCCAGATACTTTTTCAAAACCTCGACGTCCATAGGTCCCGCGGAAACGTCGTCCATGTCGATCATAATAAAATAGTCATGTTTTGGCGATTCCGGGCGTCTCATGTATCTTAATAACTGGTTGCGCGCATTGGCAATATTTTGCGTTCGGACGGGAGTCCTAGGATTCGGATTGATCAAAATTTCCATATTATACGAGCGCTTGAGATCGCAGAGTTTACGCAAGGTCATATCCTCGGATTTATCAAACGCGACCAAGATCTGGTAATCATCGAATAATGGGATGATCTTGGAAATATTCAAAAAAACTGCGTCCAAGTATTTTTCGCAGTTCAGCACGCATCCACAAATATATACTGATGACATGAATCACTATATATTTATTGTTTTAGATTGTTTACTTATCATGATTGAATACAACCTATATTTATTAGGTTTTGTCTAAAGATTATCGGTTGGACTTTTCAATTTAGACATCGGAGTGGAATCCTCTGTTGTTAAAACTATATCTGCCATTTTGACATTATATTGGGTCTGATTTTCGGTTTCAAAAACGTAAACTACCGAGGCTATACCCCGACGTTTTTGTGTATTAGCAACTTTATTAGTATCAAAATATATTGTAGCTTGACATCCGGTATCATTTACAGAAATTTTATCGACATCGTTTAGTTCAACCTCTAGATTATCTATAGTATTGAAATATATTTTTGAGACTTTTCCATCAATGTATTCATTTTGAGTTCCTGTGCGAAACTTTCTAATAGAACCAACAATAATATTGCCAACCTTTCTAAATAAACACGTATCATGGGTTAAGTCGGTGGGTTGATTAAGGGCAGCGTCAGTGATAGTGTTAGAGTCAGTAGGGGTAGGGTCAGAGTCAGATTCAGGGTCAGCGTCAGCGTCAGCGTCAGCGTCAGCGTCAGTGGCAGGGGCAGGGGCAGGGGCAGGGTTATGTAATTTGTGTGGATATTTCACTCGTTTGCATCCACGACAGTTTCCTCCCTTTTCCATAATTTTACTGGATAATGTCCATTTTTTCTATAACGGTTAAGGGCTTTATTGCACTTTAAATTATCGCACTTAACAGTGGCGCCTTCTACTACATTAAAATGATAATATGTAAAGACGATAACTCCTATTACTAACAACGCCAATATCAACCACTTAACATTCCGTTTTATCGTTATACCAAGCAACCACTTAACGCTTCGTTTTATCGTTATACCAAATTTCGCCATTATGTAATATACGCATAAAAGATTACTAAATCATAATTGTGATATTACTAAAGATATTTCTTGGAAAATTCGCCGGGTGTATACACGGGAACGCCGTGCTTCTTCGCGTCGCTTACTTTTCCCGTTTCCGATTCGAGCTCTGGTGCAATGACAGCAAATGTATTCTTGGATACACTTGATCCCAATGTCGCACCGATCTCTTTGAGTTTCTGTTCTAGCTCTTTATCGCGCGTTCCGCTCATTACAATGGATTTTTTATATAACGGATGACTCACGGCAATTGTAGACACAGGCTCTGGAAGAGTCGTATTATTCAATAATTTACCTTGAAGTCCGCATTCTTCCAAGAACGCCAAGAACGTAGGAATCTGATCCACGAAAGCGGACGCGGTTTTGGAAGCCATTCCTTTTATGCCCGCGATGCGTTTGGTTTTATCGCCGCCGGACTCTCCGGACGTAAGGATTCCCGGTCCGACCTCGTCCAAAACCAGTTTGATTTTTCTATCTCCAAACCCGCGCCCGAAGATATTCGAAGCGGACATGATTGTTCCTAAAGAAGCTTTGTCCAATCTCTGGCGTATTCCATCGAAAACCTTGGTCGCCATTTTATCCTTGAACCCGTCTACTGTCAGCAAATCCGCCTTGGACATCTTAATAATTTTCGGTATCGAATCAAACCCGGATGCTACAATCTTGGTAACATTCCCCGCGCCTAACCCGTCAACTTCGATGCCCTTGAAAAACCCCGTAATGTTTTTTTCTCGGACCGTCGCGTCGTCTTCCGCGTTTTCCAAGATAATATCCACATGGGTATCATTCCAGCGATATGGAACATCCGGCATCAATGGCGTTTCCGCGGGCACAACCACTTCTTTAATATATGGAATCACGTCACCACTACGGATCAACTTGATTATCGCACCAACGCCGATTTTATTCGTCTCGATAAACGAGGCATTAAATCCGGTGGCGAATTCAATAGTAACACCTCCAAGACGTAGGGGTTCGATCTGAACACGGGGTTTCAGAAGTCCGTCTTTACTTGCGTTCCAAATCACGTTGACGACTTTGGCTTCTGCCATTTGATCCGAAAGCACCATTTTAAATGCAAAGGCGTGGTCGGGATTTCCGGAAGCCCTTGGATAAATTGCGTCGTTTGTCACAATCACCCCGTCGATTTCATAGGCGTAATTGGAGCGCCAATCTACCAAGGTTTCCGATAGCTTCGCGTTACTAATAACGTGCTCCAATCGATTTTGGACGACTTCAAAACCCTGGGCTTTTAAAAACTCCATCTGCTCACTGGGCTTCAAGACGGGTTTGATGACCTCATAGGCAACAAAGTGCAAGTCCCGCGTCTTATCATCGACAGATTGGCGATTCACGATACCGGCGACGAGATTACGCGCATTGGCGAATTGCGTTTGGTATTTATCAGCAAAGACCTTTTTCGGCATAATAAACTCACCTCTTACCACAAGTTTTTCGTCGCCGCCTTTTGGTAAGCGAAGCGGCGTAATCAAATGCGTAAAGTCTTGTCCAATTGTGCCATTTCCTCGTGTATACAATTTAGGTTTATCGCCCTCTAAACTATACATTCCACTAACGCCGTCGAGTTTACATGACAAAACATAAGGTCCCTTGTATTTTTTCGACCAAGAATCCAATGCTCCACTATCGGGTTTGATTTTATCCATGGAAGGCATTTGGTATGGCAATGTAACCTTGTTCTTTTCGATTGGCGCGCCGACCTCTTGAATCGCGGCGTTTTGCGGGAACTTACGTCCAATGAATTCTTTCAAAATATCATATTCATTATCAGTTAGAATAACAATGGACCCTGGCTCCAAATTATAATAGTTTTCATTGGCGTATATTATCATGGCGCTAAGGGCATCTTCGGATAAGCTTTCCAATACCGATATTCCGCCCGATTTAAAATGTTCCATCGAATGGATAGTCGCGTTGCCGGAAACAACCCCGTTTTTCATGCCTTCGAGTGGAGGGCAAGGTGGACACTTGTTTTTCTTGGTTTTTGGTGAAGCGCGTTTCTCTCGTTTCATTTTAATAGTAATGCCTTTTGGTTTTATGTCGTTTGGAACACCTTGATCCAAGTTCAGAAATTCGGCATGTGATATGATTTTCAACTTGGGAACAATCTTTTGGGCATTTCGAGCAGGTGGGATAACCGGTAAAGGTTGCAATAATTCTGAAGTAGGATCGGCTTCTGGAACTAATACAACGTTATTGGAGGCTATCACAGATCGACCGTCGATTCGTTCTTCGGGAGACTTGTATTTCAGTTTCAGAAAATCGAATATTGCGTGCTCGTCTTGGAAATCCTGTGTTATACGATCCCCTTTTTCTTTCGCCGCGCTCATATGATAAATCCCATGTTCATTCAATGTATATCCCATAGTTAAAGCGCGAGCACGCATTACCGTATTGAATATTTTGCTTCCAGTGAAATATAATATAGCAAAGGGGTATTCTTCGGGGCTGGTATACAAAAAATCGATTCGGCGGGCTACACTGTGTAGTTTTCCGATGACCAAGCATTTCGACGAACCACGCGATAAAATTTCGAGAATAAGCCCGGAACCCTGTAATAATTCTATAAACTGTTTGAAGCCCGCGTTACTTTTTCCGGTAACAATTACGTCGATATCACCGGACGACACCGCGCCGCGGCGATAACTTCCGACTATTTCAAAAGCGGGGTTTTCCGCAGGTGACACAGCGACCACTTCTTGGAAAATATCCGCAAATTCTCTATGAAACTCGTCGATCTCTGATCGCGGAATACGTTCCAAGACATCTTCATAGTATTTCAAACCCACTTGTTGGACGTCATTTAGCAATTCGTCCTGTTTACTCCGCAGCTCCGCGATGGATCTGATACCTTTATCAACCAGTTCTTTGGCTTTTTTCGGTCCGATTCCATAGACATCGGTGAATATATTGACGGGATTTGTTCGTTCTCTTTCCAATAATACAAGGGTCCCCGTTTCCACATATTCTTGGAACTTTTGCATGATAGTGGCTCCAATTCCGGGCTTATCGGACAAAACTGTCTTATAATTATCCGGTGTTATATCCAAGGGAATAACCATAATCGTTTCTTGCGCCTTTTGATACGCCCGGGCTCGAAATGGTTCGCCTTGTTTTAATAGTAACCCTGACAACTTATCTAAAAGATCGATAAATTTTTCATTTAACCGCGAATTATTCGGAGGCGATCTTTTTTTCATAGTCTTTTTATTCTTGGGATTTTTTATTCTAATAGTATATTTCGGCGGTGACTTTTGTTCCATAATATATATTTCATAGATATATTATAACACGCGATATTTTCTAGAGTTTCAATACTTCGTCGAAAATGGGGTCCATTTCAGAGTCGTGTGTAATGATAAAAATGCACTGCTTATATTTTTTGAAATCGAGAATCAAATTAATTACGTCGCGCTTCAGTTCGCCGTCTAGCGCATTTGTGGGTTCGTCTAGAATCATTATTTTCGAGGGATGGATTAGTCCGCTAATAATGTTCACGACTTGCCTCTGACCTCCCGATAGATTCTCACCGAGAGAACCTGCAAGTGCGGAATCAATATCCAAGTTTTTAAATAACCCTTGTATTTTATCATAAGACATGATGTCAGCTAATCTCTCTTTACAGATGTCATCATTGCACGCGTATAACATATTATCCGCAATTAATCTATCGAACAGTTTGCCGCTTTGATTGATATATACTATGTTTTTGCGCAAATAATCAGGGTCTACGTATCGTATATTAACGTCATCAATATATATATCGCCTTCTTGTAACTTGTAAACTTTTAATAACAACTTAGCAAAGGTGGATTTTCCACGCCCTGAAACGCCGTTCATTCCTATTATCTTAGAACCCACTGTATCCAACGAAACACTCATGTTATTAAATATTAATACGTCGGATTCTGGATAATTAAATGAAACGCGATCAAATGTTATCTTATTGAATACCAAACTATGATCGTCACGTTTATATTTATCTAATGAATCGTATTCGCTTTCTTTGCCTAGAAAAACTTTATAATTCTCTTGTAAAGAGGCTTGTTTTTGAATAACTTCACCAATGTTAAGCATAATTACATCCATGCGATCTCTATACAAAATAATAATAGATAAGAAAGTAATGAAAAATATCTCGTCAATGTTTTTATTAAAATACTGACTTATCATATACAAAGTAGAGATAAAAACGACAATATGCACCATGACATTAGATACAGTTTTCTCGTTGGAAACCAAAGAGTGATAATCGATGGACGCTTGAACCGAATCATTCAAATCGCCCGAAATTCTTTGCATTTCCTGAGGTATTTGACCGCGATGAATAATTTTATCTGTATTATTTAAAACTTCGATGATGGAAGATTCAGTTTTGGTGTATTGTTTTTCGTATTCGTAACTTTTATTTAACATAGCATCCCAATTTGAAATAATATAAAGTATTATACACACGTTACATAACGAAAAACATATACCAAAGATGGGGTCTTGGAAAATGAAATATCCAAATATAACTATTAAAAACACAAGAGAAGGAAGAAAATTGGAGATGGCGTTTAAAAATCCGCGATATAAATGCGAAGACAATCTATTTATGTTATTAAACGTGTTAATGAAATTAATATTTCCAAGATTTTCATTATTTAGTTTTAATATTATATAAATCATCTTTTCTCTCATCCATTCGTGCATTTTTGATAAAAAATGGATCTGCAGCTTTTCATAGAAATAATAGAAAAATAAATATACCAAAGAAAAGACGACGAAATATGTAAAATATCCAAAGGCATTGGACGACGAATTATTTTTTATAGAATTGATAAGTTTTGCAATGGTTGAAGAGATTGCGCTTGTTTGTATAATATTTATGATAAAAGATAATGCCACGAGTGCTATGGTTTGAAATCTTTCTTCGTAGAAAAAATCTTTTAGTAATTGATTTACGATGTACATTGAAATATCCCG